GTTCGCAGGTGGCGCGATACTTCACTAAGTTTGAAATTAAAATTGGGTGGAAAAATGGAAGTGTTTAATAATACTACAATTCCCGAAATCGGCGCAACCTCAGAGTATCGCCCTGGAATGTTCGGACCGTCTGATATCCTCTCTGTGCCGGTTGCGGGATTTTTCGACGAGGAGATTTGCCGGGTCTGGATCTTGGGTCGGCTCCATCCGGATGGCGCCGCGTGCCCGGCATGCTTATCTCCGATCGTCGGAGAAGCCTCATTGCAGAGTTTTTGGAGCGGCGATCGAGTGCGGTGCGTTCGCTGCGGGAAGTATTTTACTGCGCTGACGGGGACCTTCCTTGCCGGCGGGCACCTCGGATACACCCAGGTTATACTGATCGGGATACTAATCGGCTCTCTGGCGGATGACTCGGCGATTGCATCGATCATGTCCATGAGCACTGAGGGAGTCCGTCTCTGGAGAAGGCGGTTTGAACTCTCTCAGATGATTCACAATAACACCATTCCGGGCGGGACTTCTTTTATTGGTAGGCGTACACAGGAGTCAAGAGGCGCGGCAAAGGGGGGCGCGGGTGCCGATGTGAAGGTGTCTGTATGATTATCGAGGTCCGCAAAATATTGGATTTGATTCCTTCAGAGAAGCATCCCCGCAAAAAATTAAAGCCTGGCGATGCCGCATTCGAGGCGCTGCGCCTTTCTATCGAGACGTTCGGCTACGTCGATCCCATCATCTGGAACAAGCGCACGGGGAATATCGTCGGAGGCGTCCAGCGTGTGGAGGTTTTGCGGACCCTTGGTTTTGATGAGGCTGAGGTATCCGTTGTTGATCTTTCTCCTGAGATGGAGTTGTCCCTTGACGTCGCCCTGGACAAGATCTCTGGAGAATGGGATATGCCGAAGCTCAAGGACGTCCTGATTGAACTAGAGACCATGGATGTCGATATAAATCTTGCGGGATTCTCCGCCAGGGAAATCGAGATCCTGCTTAAGCGCGATGTCGTCGAGGATGGGTTCGATGCCGAGGCCGAAGCGGCCAAGATTGCGCAGGCCCGGACGAAGCTCGGTGATATCTGGCAGCTCGGCCGTCACCGTCTTATGTGTGGGGACTCAACTATCGCCACTGATATGCTTTTACTGATGGCCGGCTCCTGGGCTGACATGGTCTTTACCGACCCGCCTTATAATGTCGATTACGGATCATCGATGCGCGATCAGCAAGGAAAAAAGGCAGGAAGACAGAACGCCGGCCGGAAGATCCTGAACGATCACTTCGCGAAGCGGGAAGAGTTTTATATATTCCTCCGCAATGCGATCGCCGCGCTGCGTCCGCACGTCTCCGGAGATATCTACATCTCCATGTCCTCATCCGAGCTCGACAACCTGCAGAGTGCCTTCCGCGATGCCGGCGGTCATTTCTCAACATTCATCATCTGGGTAAAATCTCAATTCACTATCGGGCGCGCGAACTATCAGCGCCAGTATGAACCGATCCTCTATGGCTGGTTCGAGGGATCCAGCCACTACTGGTCCGGAGTCCGCAACCTGGGCGACGTCTATGGCCATGACAAGATCATGCGTGACACTGACGGCACACCGATGGTCCGGGTCGAGGCCTGCGCGATAGACAGCGACGTCTGGGAGTTTCCGAAACCGGTGCGAAGCGACGAACACCCGACCATGAAACCCATCGCCCTGGTTGCTCGCTGCCTGAGAAACAGCAGCAAGCCCGGCGGACTCGTGGTGGATTCTTTTTCCGGATCCGGGACGACGATCATGGCGGCAGAGCAGACAGGACGGACCTGTTACGCCATGGAGTTATCCCCCGTCTATTGCGATGTCGATATAAAACGATGGGAGGATTTTACCGGACAGAAAGCGGAACTTGTCCGGTCCGGGTGAGATCTCAAGTGGGAGCGATCGGCAGTCCGTCCGAGAGGCGGCTAAACATCTCGGATTCCGTGCACTAACACGGATCCAGACCGCCGACCGCAGGAAACCAATATCATGCAGCGGAGCGATTGTAAATGGCGGCTAAAAACAACGATCAAAATAGGGGTATGGCAGGCGGGGATCTGTGCCGATCCATCCTGTCAATTACCACAAAAAGCGGAATGGATCAGATCAAGCTACAGAAGCTTATTGATGCCGCGGACGATCAGGATCAGCTCACCCTGAAGGTTCTTTATAATGCCGTCGTTGCAAATCTCACTGCATACAATTCACAGAAAACATCCGCCCGGCTGAAGGATTGGAAGAATGCGGAGTCCGCCTTATTGAAATCCATCTCAGATCTGGAGGCTAAGTATTTTCCGACAGACCGGCCACTGCCGAATCTTCTGGCCGTCGTTGACTGGCTGAAGGACCGGGGCTGGAAGGTAGGAAAATCAAAACTATATGCCGATGCAAAGGCGGGCAAGCTGCGGTCGCAGGACGATGGGACCTACCACGTCAAGGCCGTCCAGAAATACGCCGCCGCCTACCTTCGACAGTTGGGCTCTGCTGGGCGTCGCGATGCATCCATGATGGACGATCTCGCCGAGACAAAGTCCCGTTCCGAAGCGGAGATCCTGGCGTCAAAGGCCCTGATCTTTAAATCCAAAGCGGACGCCGCCTCCGGACTGTACGTCCTCCGCGATGAATTCGAGAAAGCGCTGGCGCAACGGGCCGCGATCTTCAAGGCCGACCTGGAAGGATTCTGCCGCGGACGGGTCTCAGAGATTATCAACCTGGTATCCGGAGATGCCGCGAAGATCCCCGATCTGATCGAATTTATGATCTCGAAAATGGAAGAAGTCCTGGCGCGGTACAGCGAAGACAAGCCGATCGCCGTGCCGGCATTGTCGGCGGCGCCGGATGAAAGTGATCTGGATGAAAACGACATGGAAAATATGGATGAAGAGGATAACGTTTAACAATGTCCGCGGAGGGAAAGTAATGAAACTTTTATTATGGAAATTTGACATGCTTATCTACCGTCTCTTTTATTGGAGATGGAATAAAAAATTAATGAATGACGATAATCTACGAAGCCTGTTTCTGCGGTATTTGAATTCATGGGACGCAATAAGCAGAGAACCAGCAATGGGAGTTGGTAAACCGCCTAGGTTTCCTGTTCCAAAAGCCGAGGTGAAAGAATGAACGAAAGACCGATACTGTTTTCCTGTGAAATGGTCCGGGCAATCCTCGACAGCAGAAAGACGATTACGCGCCGGGTGATAAAGCCACAGCCTATATTTGATTATGACGGGGGTTGTAGCTATCCAGAATATAGCAATATAAAGCAGTGTAAGCACTATACCAGTATTGAACATTTCAAGAAGGGTTTCCCTGTTGATTTCCCGAAATTCGGCATTCCCGGAGATCGACTGTGGTTGCGGGAAACATGGAGTGCAAACTGGCCTGAGATTAAATATAAATCAGATGGTAAAAGCTTTGAGGTTTCAGATGATCATAGTGACGACCTTATGAAACAATACGATAACCAACGCGGTGACTGGCGTCCCTCTATCCACATGCCCCGTTGGGCCTCCCGTATCACCTTGGAAATAGTGGATGTGAGGGCTGAGCGGTTGCAGGAAATCAGCGAAGAAGACGCTGTTAGGGAAGGAATCCCGAACGGGGCCTATTCTGTGAACCCGAAAATATCTTTTTTGAAACTTTGGGACTCCATCAACGGAAAGAAATATCCCTGGGAGAGCAATCCATGGGTGTGGGTAATTGAGTTTAAAAAGATAGCGGCATAATGGAGACACCACTATAACATGTCCACCGCCCTAGCATACGACAACACCCTCTCTCCCGCCGCTGCCGTCCGGTTCACGCCTGGCGAGCGCCGCGTCTTTGCGCCTCGAGAGAAGCTCTCCACGGCGCAGTGGGCGGAGAAGTATCGCATCGTCGTCGGGGGCCCTCACGGTGGGCGCTGGAGAAACGACATCACGCCGTGCTGTGTCGGCGTCATGGACGCCCTGGACGATCCCACCATCCGGGAAGTTTACGTCCAGGCGGCGCCGCAGACCATCAAGACCCAGGGCGCCATCAACTATCTGCTCCGCCGTACCGATCAGCAACCCACTACCGCCATGTACGTTATGCCGGACGAAAAAAAGACCAAGCGCATTATGCGCAAGCGTCTGCTCCCCACGATCCGGCAAAGCCCTCGCACTGCCGAGCTGCTCAGCAACCGGGCGGATGAAACAACCACCCTTGACGTGCAGTTCATCAATGGCATGAATCTCTTTGTGGCCTGGGCCAGTTCTCCCTCGGCCATGTCATCAGACGCCGTCGAGGTCGTCATCCTGGATGAGATGAACAAGTATCCTCCGCCGACCGGAGCCGAACCGGAATCCCTCAGCATGGCGGAGCAGCGCACAAACTCATTCCCGTATACGTACAAACTCTATGGATGTTCCTCGCCCACGGACGAGAATGGGGCTATTACCAAGGCGATCCGCGAACGGGCCGACGAAATACGCTACTATGAGGCCCGGTGCCCTATCTGCGGCGAATACCAGCGGATGCTGTGGGAAAATATCAGTTGGGGAAACACTCGAGATCCCAAAGAGGTCCTGCGAAAAAATCTCGCAATATACCATTGCAGCCATTGCGGTATGGCCTGGAACGATGCCGTCCGGGATATCGCAGTCCGGGCCGGTCGATGGCGGGCGGAGAATCCCGTCGAGCGTCCGACCGTCGTCGCATTCGTACTTCCATCCTGGTACATCCAGCCATTGGCCAAACCGGTTGCGGCCTTTCTGCGCGGCCTGGAGGATCGCGAAGCCTTGCGCACCTGGGTAACCCAGCATGGCGCGGAGCCGTTCCTCGAGACGACCTCCAAAAAGACGGACGTGATCATCCTCAACCGCAAGTCGATCTATCCCCAGTTGATCGTCCCTCCGGAGGCCATCGCCCTCACCGCCGGCATTGACATGCAGAAATTCGGCTTCTGGTTCGTGGTCCGTGCCTGGGCCGAGGACCTAACGTCCTGGTTGGTCCAATACGGGCAACTCGCGACCTTCCAGGATGTGGAGACACTGCTCTATGATACCGCCTATCGAGTCCACAACTCCGACCGCACCATGGGGATCTGGAGGATGGGACTGGACACCGGCGGCGGAGAATCTCCGGATGGAGACTGGAGTCGCACGGAAGAGGCCTACGAATGGCTCCGCGATCGTCCGCCCGGCAGGGTCTACGGCACAAAGGGCGCCAGTCATAAACATGCCATGAGCATGAAAAAAATAAAAGTCAGCCGCATCGACACCTTGCCAAGCAGCAATAAGGTTATCCCGGGAGGCCTCGAGTTGCGATTGCTCCACGTGGACGCCTATAAGGAACTGATCCACTGGCGTCTCGAGCGCAAGGAAGAAGACGCAGCGAAGGGGACGGCGGCGGAGAGTCAGCGCTTCTACATCCACACCGAAACCGGCCAGGACTATGTCCGGCAGCTCCTGTCAGAAGAGCGGCACCGGGACCGGCGAAACGTCGTGAGTTGGAAAAAGGTATTCTGGCAGAATCACCTTTTGGATTGCGAAGTGATCGCCGCGGCTTGTGCGGATAACGAATGGCTTCCGTCGCTGAAGATGCTTGCCGGATATCTGAAGAAGAGAGGTGATTCGCAGGCGATGGAGAAAACAAAACGCCGCGTGATCAGCAAGGGGGTTTGATGGCCGACAATAACCATAAAAAAATACTGACCTCAAAACAAGAGATCATGGATTATATCGGCTGCTCAAAGCATTCTTTTAAGCAATATGTCGAGAAAGGTCTCCCCGCCCGTTACGAGGAAGGTCGCTGGCTTGCTCATATCGACAACATCGATACATTTTTCAAATCCTACACCAGCGTAACCATGAAAAACGTCATCGCATCCATCCCCGACAGCGACTGAAATTCACATCTTTTAAATCCTGTCAAGAAAAATAGCTATCCAAAACCTATCCAAAAGGTATCCAAAAGGTATCCAAACCCGGCCAAAGCGCATTTTCCCCCAAAATCCCATGTTATCGTTTCTCCAATCATAGATCTCTCTCCTCGTCAGGGCCGACCGTTTTTTTTCGAGGCGGCCGGCCCGACAGAAAACAAACCCTTAACGGGAGATTTAACATGGCATTCACCACCTGGTCGGCGCTCAAAACATCCATCCTCGACGATATCGCGTCCGGATCCGTCCTCACGCAATCCTATTCCATCGCCGGCCGCAGCCGGTATTTTCGCACCATGACCGAAGTCGTCGACTTCCTGAAATTCTGCGACACCCAGATCGCCGCGGAAGGCACCGCTTCGCCTCGCCGCGGCCCCACCGTGAGAGGAGCGACACCCGTATGAAAGTGCAAGTCGGGGCCCGCAAAATCGAAGTCCGTGAAACCGCCATCGATAAAGTGATCGGATGGTTCGATCCCGTCCGGGCCCAGCGCCGCCTCAAGGCCCGCGTTTCGCTTGCCCTGGTAGGCGGCTACGCCGGTGCATCACGCTCGAAGCGTTCCCTCTCTCAATGGATCACCGGCAATTCTGACCCCGACAGCGTCATTCTTCCCGATCTGGCCGTCCTGCGGGAACGCAGCCGCGACCTTGTCCGCAACGCCCCACTGGCCACCGGCGCCATCAACACCGTCGTCACCAACGCCGTCGGTCAGGGCCTCAAGCTGCAGGCCCGGATCGATCGCGAAACGCTCCGCCTCGACGATGAACCCGCCGAAAAATGGGAATCCAAAACAGAGCGCGAATGGCAGATCTGGTCCGAGTCCCAGGAATGCGACATCGGCCGCACCATGAATTTTGCCGCCATCCAGGAACTGGCTTTCCGACAGACTTTAGAGAACGGAGACGTCTTCACCATCATGCCTCGCCTGAAGCGCGGAGACTTTCCCTATCTCCTGAAACTGCAGGTTATCGAGGCGGACCGCGTCTGCAACCAGGCCAACAAACCAAACAGCGAAACACTTTCCGGCGGCGTCGAAAAAGACTCTTATGGCGCACCCGTTAACTATCACATCTTAAAACAGCACCCCGGAAATATGTACGCCCAGAAGCTCATGGAATGGAACATTGTCCCCGCGTTCGGCGCAAAGACAGGCACGAGAAACGTCATTCACCTATTCCGCCCGCTCCGCCCTGGCCAAAGCCGCGGCGTTCCCTATTTGGCCCCCGTCATCGAATCTTTAAAGCAACTTGATCGTTACACCGAAGCCGAGCTCATGGCCGCCGTTATCAGCGGCATGTTCACCGTCTTCGTTGAAACCGAACGTGGCACCGCCGATTTCGGGCAGTTCATGCCAACATCAGAAACCGGGGCGCAGGCGAGCGATGAGGATTATAAACTCGGAAACGGCGCCATCATCGGCCTTGCTCCCGGCGAAAAAGTCAATACCGCAAATCCCGGACGCCCGAACCAGGCCTTCGACCCCTTTGTCAAAGCCATCCTACAGCAGATCGGCACCGCCCTAGAGATTCCCTATGAGGTATTGATTCAGCATTTCAGCTCCTCGTATAGCGCCTCGCGTGCAGCGCTCCTCGAGGCATGGCGCTTTTTCCGCAACCGCCGGGCCTGGCTGGCGCAGAACTTCTGCCAACTCGTCTATGAAAACTGGCTCGCCGAAGCCATTGCCCTGGGCCGCATCCAGGCGCCGGGCTTTTTCAGTAACTACAACATCCGCAAGGCTTACAGCGGCACTATCTGGATCGGCGACGCACCCGGCCAGCTCGATCCCTCCAAAGAAGTCAGCGCCGCCCAGCAGCGTATTGACCTTGGCGTTTCCACCCTCGACGAAGAAACCGTCCTCCTCACCGGTGGCGACTTCGAACGCAATTATCCCCGCATTCTCAAGGAGCGCCGCTTAATGCAAGCCGCCGGCATGTGGACGCCGGTCACATCCGGCGCCGCGAAACCGGGGAACGCCTCACAGCCTGATCCCCTCAACACTCCCAACGAAGGAGACAATCCATGAGACTCCTCGACATCCTCACATCCCCTTGGGCCATCGCCCCGGACAAACTCAAAGAGATCCAAGCCGTCTATCGCGCTCACATCCGAGGAGAGAAGATCGACGTGAAGGGCATTCAGTCGAAAGTCGCCTCATTCCTCGATGACTATTCTGAAGACGACCGCGGATACATCCTCGAAGACGGAATCGCCGTCATCCATATCGAAAACGTCATCACCAAAAAAAGAACTCTCTTCAGCTTCTTCTTTGGCGGGACATCGTCTCTCGCCATCAAAGCCGCCTTCCAAAGCGCCGTCGCAGATCCGGCAGTCAAAGCCATCCTGCTCTTCATCGACAGCCCCGGCGGGACCGTTGACGGAACCCAGGAACTAGCCGACTTCATCCACGCCAACAAAGGCAGTCTGCCCGTCTACGCCTTTTCGGACGGTCTCATTGCCTCCGCCGCCTACTGGATCGCCGCGGCCGCCGACAAAATCTACATCTCCAGCGATACCGTCGAAATCGGCTCCATCGGCGTTGTCGTCACTCATGTCGATCAATCGAAATTTGATGAAATGATGGGCGATCAGTACACCGACATCACCGCCGGCAGATACAAACGCATCACCTCCGCACACAAACCCCTGTCCGAGGAAGGCAAAACCTACCTGCAGGATCAGGTCGATCACCTCTATTCCGTTTTTGTGGAAGACGTCGCCCGGATGAAGGGCCTATCGGTGGATCAGGTCCTCGCCATGGCCGACGGTAAAATATTCATCGGCACTCAGGCCGTTGAAATTGGATTGGTGGACGGTGTTGCCACCTACGAAACAGTAATCGAAACATTGAAAGGAGAAATCAACATGGAATTAACAGAACTGAAAACGAAATATCCGGCTCTATATCAGTCCGTACTCGCCGAGGGACAGGCCCTGGGCACGACCGACGGCATCGCCATCGGGAAAAATGACGGACTAAAAGAGGGTGCGGAATCGGAACGCAAACGCATCACCGACATGGAGGCCCTCCTTATCCCCGGCCATGAAGCCCTGCTCGCGTCATGCCGTGCTGATGCAAATTGCACGGCAGCGGATTTCACTATGAAGCAGTCCGCCGCGGAAAAGGTCCTCCGCACTGCGGCGCTCGCGAATATCGTGGCGGACACCGTGCTACCGGTCAAGCACGACAACGCTCCGGATCCGGGTCAGGATGCCGCGGCACTGGCGGCAGCCGCCGTCGATCCGAATCTTCCCATCGAAGAGCGGGCAAAAGCCATATGGGACAAGACCCCCGCCCTGCGTGAGGAATTCAAAAACAAATTCGATGCCTATCTCGCTTACGAGAAAAATACAGAAGCGGGCCGCATCAAAATTCTGGGAAGGAGGTAATTAAGTCATGACGACATTAGCAGCAGACAAAGCACGAACGTTTGAACTCGGAGACATAAACGAATTTCCCGTTATCGCCTCCGAAATCATATACGAGGGAGCAGTCGTCGGCGATAACGCCAGCGGGTATGCGCGTCCGCTCGTAGCCGGAGATCACTTCCTTGGATTCGCGGAACGCATGGCAGAAAACGCAACCATCGTAGCCGGATCCGTTAATGTACGGGTAAAAGCACGCGGACTGATCATGCTCAATATCTCAGCCCTCGCGATCACAGACGTCGGAAAGGATGTCTATGCATCAGACGACGACACATTCACCCTGACAAAAAGCACCAACACCCGGATCGGTTACGTCTATCGCTGGGTTTCCACCGGATATGGCATCATTGCCTTTGAATCCGTAAATGGTACCGAAGCCGAACTCACCGACAGCACCGGCGGAAGCCCGTCCGACACGATCGCCAATACGACGGGTGTCGATATCGCGGCGTCCACCGGAACCCAGGTTGTTACAGTCGCCGAATTTGAAGCCGCTGTAGCGTCGCTTGCAGCTAAAATAAACTATCTGCTTCGGAAACTGGGCAGCTAATCCAATTAAGGAGGTAATTCATCATGGGAGCAGGAAAATTATCAAGCCGGGCAATCATCGGCGAGTTTTTTAACATATTGGCGCAGGATATCGGGATTACCTGGATCCCGGATGTGTCCATGCCTTTCGATAGCAACCAGGAATCAGAGACCTATGCATGGCTGGGCATGGCCCCGGCGATGCGGGAATGGATCGGCGGCAGGCAGGCCAAAGGCTTCCGCGAAAACGGCATCACCATCAAAAATAAAAAATATGAATCCACAATGGAAGTCCTTGTGGATGAAATCAGACGCGACAAAACCGGGCAGATTATGATTCGCATTGCAGAGCAGGCCCAGCGGGCGAATGCGCATTGGGCCTCCCTGCTGTCCACATTGATCGCCGCCGGCGAAGGAGCCGTCTGTTATGACGGACAGTATTTCTTCGATACCGACCATAGCGAAGGAGATAGCGGCACTCAGGATAACGATCTGACCGGCGCCGCGGCTACCAACACGCAGCCGACGGCAGCGGAAGCAGAGACGGCCATCATGGCCTGTGTATCGGCCATCCTGGGATACAAGGACGATCAGGGCGAGCCCATGAACGAAGGAGCAAGCTTGTTCCGGATCATGGCCCCGACAGTCTATCTCGCCCCTTTTGCGTCCGCCCTCAATAACCCGTTTATTGCCGCCGGGCAGAGCAATCTCATCGCGAACATTGACGGATTCAGCTTTAAACTGTCGGTGAATCCCCGCTTATCATCCGGCGCGAAATTCTACGTCTTTCGAGCGGACGGCCAGACCAAGCCCTTCATTCGCCAGGAAGAGGAAGGTATCACGGTAGCAGCCATCGCCGAGGGGTCGGAACTGGAATTTAAAGAGGACAAACATCAGTACGGCATCAAAGCGCTTCGTAATGTCGGGTACGGCTACTGGCAGCACGCCTGCCAGTACACCTTCACCTAAAATGAATATTTAAACCACCGCAGTGCCTCTCTCCCGGGTTCGCCTGGGAGAGAGGATCCCCATAAAGGAGAGAAAGAGAATGATGAATATGCAGAAATATATCGTGATGGACGTAAAAGCAATCATCCCGGAAGGCACGATATTGATCTTGACTGACATGCAAGCCTATGCCCGCAAACCGTTTCTAAAGGTAGCCGGTAAGGATAAATATCGAGTCATCTCCTCCGTTGAGTTCAAGCGCAACGAGAAATTCGGCATAGTCGGCGGGATCAAAAATAAAGAATTAGCCGGAAAGCTGGAAAAAGTGAAGGACGAAGAGAAAAAAGATAACGCACCGAATTAGATGAAAGGGGCGCGGCCGATGGCAAACGGATTTCTGGTAGTAGACGAAAAAGACTGGACAGAGGCCACATCCGACCAGCGGGACTGGATGACATTTAAAACCCTAAAAAGTATTGATGAGCGCCTTCAGGAACTAGAGAGACGGCCAATGATCGATAAGTGCTGTTCGTTCGCTGGCGGTGTGATCGGCGGAATATTGGCAGCGCTTGGCATAAAGTGGGGAGCATAAGGAGGGGCGAAAATGATTGAAACCTTACTCGGCGGATTGTTGGGCGGCGTATTCCGATGTGTCCCGGAAGTACTGAAGTGGATGGACCGTAAGGACGAGCGCACGCACGAGCTTTCCATGCAGGACAAGCAATTGGAGTTCACTAAGGTCCAGGGCGCCCAGAAGATGACCGAGATCGGAGCAGCGAATCAGGGCGAATGGAATACCGGATATCTGGAGGCACTCAAGTCGGCGATCACGGTGCAAGGACAACCGACCGGAGTCAAGTGGATCGACGGCTTCAATGCCCTCATGCGACCCCTGATCGCTTTTCAATGGGTCATCCTTCTGTACCCGGCGACCATCATCGCGGTCTTCGTCATGGCAATTAATGCAGGAACCGCCCCTTCCGATGCGCTCCTGAAATGTTTTGGTCCGGACGAAAAGGCGATCGCCTCCGGGATCATCAACTTCTTTTTCCTGAATCGCGTCTTTGACAAGGCGAAAGTATGAACCGAACCGCCGAACAGCTTGCCATGCAATTTGAAGGATACCGGGAGAAACCGTATTATTGCCCGGCGGGGATCCTGACGGCCGGTTACGGCCACGCCTTCAAGCCGGGAGAGGAGATCCGTTCCTTACCGCCCGATGAGGCGTGCAAGGAATTGGCAAACGATCTTTCGGCGGCCGAGCGCTCTGTATATCGGTTATGCCCCGCCCTTCTCACAGAGGCCGAGGCGCGGCAGGGCGCGATCATCGATTTTACGTTCAATCTGGGAGGAGGACGTCTTCAGTCCTCAACGCTTCGCCGACGGATCAACCAGCGCAATTGGCCGGAGGTCAGGCGAGAATTGCGAAAATGGGTTTATGGTGGTGGGCGTAAACTGGCCGGTCTTGTCGTAAGAAGGGACGCCGAAGCGAGGTTATTGTCATGACTCTCAAAGACCAAATGGCCGCGGATCTCGCCGCGATCTTCTACAACACCGACGATTTCGCCGAATCCGTCACTTACACCCCGGCCGATGCGACGCCCGCAAAGACAATCTCTGCCATCATCGATTATGGCCAGGGCGACGAATACAAGGGTGCCGACAGCTACGGCGTGCGAGCTGTCATACGCGTCCAAGCATCAGAGATAGCGCAGCCCGCCCGAAAAGATGAAGTGACCATTGGAACTGATACATGGGTCGTAATCGGTGCCGATCTGATAGCGGATGGTCTGGAATGGATCATCGAGGTTAATAAAGTAACGATTTAATCTGTCATTTCGAGTGAAGCGAGAAATCTCATGAGTGAATATTTAATCCGCGCACAAATCAAAGCCATCATGGAAAGCGTCTCCGGTATCGGCGTTGTCCATGATTACATGCGTTATCCTCGATCCCTTGCAGATCTGCTGGATCTGATGACGGTCACTCCCGGCACCACGGTGAATGGCTGGACCATCCATCGGGCGTCCACCCCGGCATCTCCGCTCACGATGGGTCCATCCGGCCTTATCGAGCGGAGTCACAAGTTCGAGATTTCCGGCCTTCATGAACTAAATGATGCATCAGCGTCGGAGATCACTTTTCAGGCCATTTGCGATGCGATCTTTGAGGCGTTCAAGACGAAGCCCACCCTGAACGGCACAGCGATCCGTCATGATCATATCCAGATCGAATCCGTCTCCATTAACGATGCCCGTGAATTTGGCAAGGATGCTTATCACACAGCGGAACTATCGCTCGTAGTCTACGAGCGCGTAACGAAATCCCCATAAACGGAGGTCAACGAAAATGCAAGCACAAGGATCGGAAGGAAGAATTATCATCGGCGAGGAGTTGACCTTCAAATCGACGCCCTCGCTCGAAGTACACACCTGCGAAGCGGCCTGGGATGAGCTGGTCGATGCCGACGCCACCGTCACGGCAGACGCCGCCATCTTTAAGGTCGGCACGAAATCCTGCAAAGCCGCCATCGCCATAGGCATGAGCGCCGCCGATATTATCTGCACGGATAGTTTCACGGCCAAGGACCTGAGCCTCTATACACACCTGGCTTTCTGGGTGCGTTCCAGCGTCGTTCTCGCCGCCGGAGATATCCAGGTCCTGCTCGACAATACAGCCCAGTGCGCCAGCCCGATCGAAACCCTGAACGTCCCCGCCGTCCCCACCATCAACACCTGGCAGTACTGCAAAGTCGCCCTGGCGACCCCGGCCACCTGTACGGCCATCGTCAGCATCGGCCTGAAACTGATCGTGGACAAGGGTGCCATGGACGTCTACATTGACGGCATCGTCGGATTATCCGGCGAAGCGCTCATTGTGCCCTTTATCTCTGAGGGAATGAAGGTCTCGAAAAACCTCATCTCCTCAAACGTGATCCGTAGCTCCCGGCAGCCGCAACGCCCCAGCAGCGGCAATAAGGAAGTCGCCGGCGATATCTCGATCGAATACAACCCCTACATGCAGCGGCTCCTCAAACACGCCCTGGGCAACTATACGGTCTCCGGCGCGAGTGCTCCCTATACGCACATGTTCAAGATCGGTGCTCTTCCGATAGCCATGGTCATCGAAAAGGGATTCACGGATATCCTCCAATATTTTCGTTATAACGGTTGCCGGATCAACTCACTCTCCATGGATCTCAAACCCGAAGGCCCGATCACGGGCAGTATTGGTTTCATGGGTGCGAAAGAGACGATCGACACCCTGCCCTATGACAGCAATCCCCTGGATTACGGACACACGCCGTTTGAGGGATATGAAGTCACGATTACCGAGGGAGGAACAACCTTGGGAACCGCCTCGGAGGCCTCCTTCAGCCTGGAGAATAACCTCGACGGCAGCACGTTTGTCCTGGACGGCACCGGCGAGCGATACTCGCTCCCATCCGGAAAGGCAAAAGTGACGGGAAAATTAAAGGTCCTCTTCGAAAATACCGCCATGTACCTCAAGGCCATCAACAACACCGAAACGGCGCTAGTTATCACCCTGACCAAAGGCACCGGCGTAGGAACCGCCGGCAATGAGAAACTCACTATTCACATGGAAGAGATGATCTTCAAACAGGACTCCCCCGTCATCTCCGGTCCGACCGGCGTGTTTCTCGATCTCTCGTTCGAGGCTTATTATGACAATGGTGCTGGAGCCGCGGCCCTATGGATCGAACTCTTAAATGCGGAGGCGGATCTGTAAAAAACAGGTTCAAGGTTCAAGGTGCAAGGTTCAAGTTTTTAATTGTCATTCCCGCGAAGGCGGGAATCCAGAGTGAAAGGATATCACATGCAAGAATACACCATCAACGATAAAACCTATGTCCAGAAGCCGCTCGTCCTCGGGCAGGTTCGCCAGCTCTTGCGGATTCTGGACGGTGTTACGTTCCCCGAAGAACTGTCTTTGTCATCCCTCCTCGATGCGCTCGGCGATCGTCTCTATTCGGCGCTCGCCGTCGTCATCACCGAGAAAGGCTGCTCGCCGAAGGATAAAGACCTCGAGGCGATGGCAACCGATCTGGAATGGGCGGTGGAAATGGAGACGGTGCTTGGGATAGTCGCCGATTTTTTCGGACTGAATCCGGTCTCTTCAATCTTGGAAAAGACCGGAGGAATGATCGGGAGGCTAAACCAACAGATGGTGGCCCTGGGGCCTGGATCGATGAAACCGTCATCATCCTCTCCGGTGGAGACATCACAAAGCGAGACGCAATCCTCTGGGGATATACCCTCGGAGAATGCGAAGGATGGCTGAAATATCGAGGCCGCGAGGTCATGCTGCGCGAGAGCATCCTCGGCATCCTCGAAGCCCTGAGCGGAAAAGGAAAAGCCCCGGAAGATGCATTTTGCCGGGCATGCAAGCAAGTCTACAAGGGTAAAAAAGACTGTGCGACGTGCAGCAAAAAAATTGAGGTAAAGAAATAATAAGCTCCAATAACTTGCACCTTGACCTTGAACCTGTTTTTTCCAAAGGAAAAAACCATGTCCGACAATCAAGTCCTCATCCAGATCCGCGGCGACGTTGCCGACATCAACGCTAAACTCGCCGATCTCAAAGGCCACATCGGCAGGGTCAACGACGAAACAAAGAAGCTGAGCACCGACAGCAAGTCGCACTGGGCACTCTTCGCCGCCGGGATCGCCGCCGGCATATACGCCCTCAAGGAAGTCCTCAACCAGGTGCGCTACTTCACCGACTCCTACAAGGAAGCAGAAGACGCCGCCATGAAACTCGCCGTCGCCATGCGTAACCAGGGCGATTATTCGAAAGAGGCCTTCGAGGAACTTGAAAACTACGCCAAACAGATCCAGGAAACGACCCGCTACGAAGACGATCATGTCATTTCCATGATGGCAAACCTCAAAACTTACGGCATGACTAATACGGAAGTGAAGGCGGCGACAAAAACCATTTTGGATTTTGCGACGGCAAAGCGCACCGAAGGCATTACCATAGATTCCGCTGGCGAGCTGATCGGAAAAGCCTATGTCGGGAATACGGAACGGCTGAAACGATACGGCATTATTGTAGATCAGAGCCTTCCCAAATCTGAAAGATTCGCCGCCGCTATGAAACAACTTAACTATCGCTTCGGCGGCGCCGCCCAGGCAGATCTCGAAACCTATTCCGGCAGGATAGAACGGTTCAAAAATCAGTGTAAGGACGTCGCCGAGTTCATCGGATTCTGGCTGCTGAAGCTCTACGAGACGCTCACATTTGTATTCAGCATGGCCGGCGCCGGTTTCTGGAAGCTCGTCGAACTGATCCTGGAAGGCTGGGGTCTGATCATCGGCGGCATGGCTTCTGTCTCGAAACTTATCGGCATGGAGAAGATTGGCAAAGGCCTGGACGTCATCAGCGGCGCATTGAAGGCCGGATCCAAGAACGCCAAGGAAGCCGGCGATGCCGCCATTGTCATGGCGGATAAAAATTACAAGGCCATGGCCTCCTTCGACGCTATCGATAAAACCGTCTCGAAAATGAAGCCCGGAAAACGGTTCATCCCGGCAGATGACGAAGCGGCCAAAGAGGCACAGAAGGCCCGAGATACCTGGGCCAAAACCCTGCGCGAAATCCAGGCCGACATCGATAAGATCGACCTGAACTCGCTGGAACAAAAGCTGATCGACAATGCCAAAAAAGCCGCAGATATGCGGGCGGGCATACCGGAGAAACTCTCGCCCGGCGAAAAGAAAGCAGCAGGCGCAAAGATCAACGAATGGGAAAGCACGGAAAATACTGCCGCCATCAAAGACGCTCGTAAAAAGACATATGAGGAATATTACTCCGATCAGCGATCCCAGAATCAAAAGCTCCTGGATCTGAATCGTCAGTTAACCGAGGCCTCTGCATCTGAGCTGCAAAAACAGCTTGCACAAGCCGATGATGTCGCCGAAAAGCAACGCATCGTCGCTGTCGAATCCTACGACACCGGCGTGATCGATTATGAGGCCTACGCACAGAAGATCCTCCAGATAGAAGCCGCCCTGCAGACGACAAAAGCCAAAATTAAGGCCGATGCCGCGAAAGCCATCCGTGAAGCGGAGATCAACAATCAACTTGCGGAGATTGACCTGGCGGAGAAGCTTGGCAAGGCCCACATCGACACGCTCGAAGACAGAATCCGGTTGCAGAAAGAACTGCTACAAATCCAGCAGGATTATCTCAATGCGATCGATAAACTCAAAGACCCCTCCGGCTGGCTGGCACAACAGGCGGCCATCCAAAAGACGCAGGGGGACATCGCCGACACTTCCCGCGCGATTCAGATGAAGGACCCATGGGGTGCCGCTAAACTGTCTCTCCAGGACTACGCCAACTCCGCTAAAGATTCCGGAAAGCAGATCTACGATGCATTGAGCAGCGCTTTCTCCAGGGCGGAGGACGCATTGGTCGATTTCTGCAAAACCGGAAAACTCAATTTCAGCGACATGGTCGATTCAATGATCAGCGATCTGCTCCGGATGATGATCCAGCAGAATATCACAGGTCCTCTGGCGTCTTTATTTAGTGGCGGAGGCGGATCCTTATTAGCAGGCTCATTTCATTCCGGTGGCATCATCGGCAGTGAAGGCCGGCCATATATCATCTCTTCTCCACGGCCCGCCTTTGTCCCCCGCTACCACACCGGGATCGGCCCAAACGAGCGCATGGCTGTCCTGCAAACCGGCGAAGGCGTCTTCACCGCCGGACAGATGAAAGCCTTAGGAGGGGCGCTCTCAGGCGGCGGAACGAGCATCAACATCGGACCCATCAATGTAGACGGCGGCAACAAGAAGCTCATCTCCGACCTACAACGCAACATTGAGCGCACCGTTGAGGACACCATCAAAAAACATACGTAAGGAGCCTGTACCTTGAAACTTGCACCTTTCACCTTGAACCTTGAACCTAGGTTTTAAAAATGTCTAACATGACCCTCGGCGCATACACCTTCGCATCCAACCCATCGGACGTGGGCAATATCATCGGCAAGAAAAGAAGCTGCGCCACGCAACCGACCTATTCCAGCGTGGCCTTTTTTTCCTGGGGCCTGTTCGCCGCCGGCGTCGAGGTGGAATTGTCCTGGGATTACATGAGCTGCGATCAATTCGATGCGCTCGATGCCCTCTATCAGGCGGATGCCGCGATCGTCTGGGATCCGCAGAACGGCTCCTCCAAGACCTACAATGTGGAAATCACGGACCTGACCGGACGGTATTTCATCGGTATCCCGCACAGCGACAACTACGAGCGCCGCGAGGTGAAACTGCGGATACTTATTTTGAGCGAAGTGTAAGAGAGAGCATCATGACTGCCAGTGAATTGCAGATATTATGCAATAGCCTGCACGGAACATCGCGTATCTCGGATCATCCCCGCATGGTGCGGGTGACATTCAGCAGTAAAAAAAAGATGGATAAGTTTATAGGGTACGCCATTAACCAGATGATGGATTCGGTCAGCGTATTTTCTGGGCGATTAGATTGAACCTGAAACCTGGAGCCTTTAGATGTTGACCCTCGACGCCGCCTTAGCCGCCGCACAGAACAATCAATCTCGCCGCCCCCTGGCCGAGATCATCTCCTCGCAGCGCGTAGCGGATATTCCATTCGATGGGACGCGGCTGACTGCCGAGACCTTCAACGAATACGCCCCATCGATTATTGCCCATTCATCCGGCCGGCTCGTACTGGCCTACGTCTACTACTCCGGGACGACGAGCGGCATCAAATTTGTTTATACGGACACGGACAGAACGGAATTCACGACCGTCGATCTACCTCTTTACACCTATGCCAACAACGAGATCAAGGCGGTCTCGATTTGCGAACTGACCGGCGGCAATATCGGCATGATCCTGCTCGTCGATGACAAACAAAACCATCTCTACCGCCTCACGCGCCGGATCTACACCGTCCTGGGCGTCGCCGTCTCCAATGCCGAGATCGCCAACTGGAGCCATGACACCTTCACCGGGGATCCCTGGGTGATGACCAAGGGCACCAATGATTCTATGATTGTCTACACCAAAATATCGGGATCGGATTATTATGTTTATAAAAGGACCTCCGCGGACTTCCTGACCTGGGCGGCAGAGGCGCAACTGACGATCGCCGGGCTCACCTCCACCTGGCGACTGGATAATCCCTCCCTGCTGAAAATCACCACCGGCGAGACCTGGCTGTGGTTCGATGTCCTGGAGGCCTCCGGGCCCAACGGCGAGGAGCTGACGAACGTCTATTATTCTACTTCGACGGATGGCGGATCAACCTGGTCGGCAGCCGCAAAATTCACCGCCTATACGCAATACTCGGAAACCGGCATGCACCCGGTCGCGCTGCAAAAAACGGCGAATCAGATCACCATGATGTTCACCAGACTGGTCAGCGCCCTGCGGATGGACGACACCACAACGGGTTGGCCTACGGGGGATAGCGCCGCCGAACTATCGTTTGACAGCGTCAACCGCAAACTTTATGTGACCAATATCCATCCGAACTTTTCTTCATTGCAGTGTGTTATCAAAATTGATGTCGATACGTGGGAGGTTGATAAATACTGGGATGCTTCATCGACTCCCGCCGCTTTTCCCTCGTTTCTGTTTTCATCCGCAACCGTATATCCATACATTCACAAGGCGGATCAATATTTCATTCCGGTTTCAGCGGCATATCATCTTTCCGGAGGGCTTTACGTTACAGGCGGAGTTTGTCTTCTCAACGGGGATGCCGACACAATAGAGGAATATTGGTTTCAAACCGACGCCAGTCGCGGAATAACTCAAAATGTTGTTTTACCTGCTCCGACCTCTTCTGGCGGTCAAGCTTTCTGGGATATTGTAGGGGTACAGGTCGATATCGCAACAGATCGGTTGTATGTTCTATTGGTAAATGATTACGGGTCCTTGCATAGAGTGTTGCTCGGTTACATTACATTATCGGATGCCGGATCGGGTTCTCCAACAATGTATACTTGGAATACCGTCATGGATTCTCAAATGTTTTCCCGTAACGATCTGCGTGGACTGACAGACTCAGGAAGACAGGGAGGTTTTCGTGTCGTTCCAGCGGAGGATCTATTTATTATTTCTTGTGCAGGAAATACAACTTCCCCCGGCCGGCTCAGCACTTTTCAACTTTCCGATGGTGCGTTGATAAAAGATTATAAGCAGGCAATCAACTCTGACTTTCCCTATTTCGGAATCAACAACAATTTCCATTATGCAGACAGTAAAATATGGGGTGGGTTTGATTATCATACCGGTGATGATCAAAGGGGTCTTTGTGAACTCAATCTCAGCACGGATATTTGTTCTTATCATCGGCCCGATTATGCTTCCATTGATGATTATGCCTTGAAAAATGTGGTCGCTGGGCCGACGGGAAAATTGATTGTTTCTGCCTATGGATATGGGGTAGCCGTGTTCGATACGACATCTTATAGTTGGGAACTGTGGAGCAATACGAACATCCCCGGCATGACCCCGGACGGCTACAACTATTTTCACCCGGTTTATTATGATGCGGTCGGAGAATTTATTTTTACGGGAGCAACCCTTGATGGTTCGGCCTGGTCCGGTCTTCTTATGTTTTCAATCTATGGATTCATCCGCCAGGCCAATTATTCCATCGGCACGTGGAGCGGATCCGCCTGGACCTGGTCCGCCATTGACGAGTTGATACAGGGGTACCTGGATCATCAAGCCGTGGCAGTTCCGGATCCCGACACGCCGACCTCCATGTTTGTTTTCTGGACACACGAAACCTGGGCGGGCGTGAAGTCCATCAAGTGGGACAAGGACGGATCGAGCCTTGACCTGGCGCCGTACCTTGTGGGAGAGATCGCAACGGAGCGATCCATCGACGGCAACCCCGCAAGCCTCTCCTTCTCCGTCTCGCATGGGCACCTGTTCGATCCCTACAATCTGAGCAGCACTTTTAATCTCTATCTCAAAAAGGGCCGCAAACTAACATTGCGCTGGGGCGAGAAAATCGGCGGCACGGACTACTGGCAAAACGCAGGAACGTTCTACGTGACGGGCACGTCGCTCGGCTTCAAACGGGGCGAATACCCGCTCATGAAGGTCGATGCCGAAGATCAGCGTTGTATCTGGGCGCACGGCCACGTCTACGCGACTGAGCTTTACAACGGCCTGCCGAAATACATCATCGAACAGGTATTGCAGGATCACGCCGGACTCGCCGTGGGCGACCTGAATATCCCGGTGTTCATCGGCGGCACGGTCCTGGAGCATCAATGGCTGGATACGACAGTTGACGAGATCATCAATCAGGTCTGCAACCGCTTCGGCTATTTCTTCCGATTCGACGTGGACGGCCTGGCACATGCCCGACGGATCACCAATGCCGGAAGCATCGATCATACCTATACCGACAATGATCTGATCATCGAGTTTTCTCCGGACGACAAATACAGCGATTTCACCAATCGCGTCACCGTGCAGGGGCAAGAACTGGATTTCACACAGGTGCTTTTTACTGAGGAGTCAATCGGCACCTTAAATGGCACGGTCGGCTGGTGGGGTTTCAATAAGGATTTTCAGGTCTGGTATTCCGACGACCACAGTCGCCAATGCATGAATCCACGATTGGAGGTCATCGAGACGGTCACGTCGATCGCGTTCAAACTGGCGGGAAACATCTCTGAGACAATGGTGATGGGAACCGGTGATGATGCAGATAAATATTGCACCATCACCGTTTCGGCTCCGAATTTGATTCCGTTGCTCGCCGGGGCGGTTGCTCTTTATACGGCAGGTAATTATATCGGAGATTTAGTGGAGACGGTCGGGTTTATCGCAAACATCGGCATGACTACACCTCTGGGCAGACGGATCGAAGGGGTGGCTCTTATAATGGCGATGATGGTTCTCGGCTCTACGGGAAATTATCAATATGCCGTGCATGGCCAGCCGGTCGGGTCGGTGCGCCGCAGCGTACAGGGATCATGGAACGATGAGGAACATCAAACGGAGATCGACGCCATTGTCGAACAGGTCATCAACGATCCGCTCTGCTACTCGGTTGCGGATTGTAACGCGGTCGCGGCGTTTGAGGGCATGGTGGCGCAGATGCAGCGCAAGCAGGTGACCATCTCGAAGATCGCCCACCTGCAGGACGAGGAGGCCGACACAATCCGCGTGGTGCATCCCTATAGCAGGCAAAACATTACCCTCTTTGCGACAACCCTAAAACGCAAATTTAAGAAGTCAGATCCAGGGAAAGA